CCTACGGCCCTTACGCTTGGCAATGCACACCGCCACTGGGTTCTGGGTGCCGTCACCCTCCACGAACTCCTCGATGTCCTCGCAGACGCTAGAGTTCTGCACGAGGGCCATGGCAGCATCCCCGTAGACCGAGGGCTTCCCATTGATCACACTGATGTTCTGCAACGCCTGGAGCGGTGCCAGACCGATCTCCATCCCCCACTGACAGGCGACGAGGATGTCCTCAGGCTTATTCTGGTAAGCCTTGGGGACCATGCTGCTCTTAGCCAACATGGTACTGAACTCCATGGCCTCGGTGAGGGTCGTCGGGGCAAACCCGGACCTTATTAGGTTAGTCATTTGATTTTCCTCGCGTTAGGTGTTTTCTTCTTGGCCTTCTTGCGGATCGCCAGAGCCTTACGCAACGTCTTGACGTTGGCGGTGAGGGTCGCGATCTTGGACTTCTGCTTGTTGACCAGGTTGTACTGGGTTTCCAGCTCATCCATGTTGCGCGAGAGGAGCGCCGTCAGACGCTCACACTCGCCGCGATACCAATTGAGTGCAGACCGCTGATTGAAAATGCCGTTCAGCGGGTTGTTGTGCTGAGCGAGAGCAGGTTTGTACAGATCCATGATCTGTTCCCGCGTGAGGGTCTCCCACTTGATCTCGCTCACGCCTCCCCCTCCACGACGAACAGCTTGGCACGCTCGCGAGTGCTGGCGATCGCGGCCCAGCCGCCACCGTCGATGGTGGAACGGTAGCGCCAGACGCATTCGGCTCTGGGAACCTCCACCTCCGAGTGCTTCATGAGCCGGCGGCTCAGTACGGTGGGACTCAGGGGCCAGCAGCCCATAACGTTTTTATCGGACAGTCTTACCAGGTACATACATTCCTCCGAGTTAGGTTGGCGCGGATCACTTGAGCAAAAACCTTCTGGAACCCGCCGCCTCCACGATGAACTTCTCGTACAAGTCCGGCATCGAGGACTTGAACAGCGACGAGTCGAACCGCTTGGACGCCTTAGCACACTTCCACGTAGCCAGAATCGTCCCATCCACGGTTATCAACTCCGAATTACTCCCCATGGCCGACTGAAGCGCCGTCAGCAGCTGATCCTCGTGGACCTCCAGTTCCTTCAGGCGTGCCCTCACGTTCCTCAGCTGGGTCGCCACCTGCTCGGTGTTCTGGTTCGCCATGATCTTGCCGCCCGTATCGCTCGGGAACAGGGCGCGAGCCTGATCACTGGTCTCCGGGGGGAGCGGGTTCTTAGCCACCACCCTCGACCAGTACTCGGCCATCTCTTGAATGAAGTCCTGCTGCTGCAGTTCCCCAAACGAGAATTGGAACGTGACGAACTCCTGCCCGCCGAACAGGACGGCCAGGATGACGTTCTCGACCCCGTGGACGGTGGCCTCGTGCAGGCACTGGGCGTAGTCTGCCGCCGGGACGATGTTGGACTCGGTATCGAACTTGTTACGGTTATGGATACCGTAGTTCTTCGCCTCGACCAACGTCTTACCGTCCGTCGTGATGAAGTCAAAATGGCTCTTGAGCCAGGACTCTTTGGGATGCTCGAGCGCGTAGTCCGCATCCCGCAGCTCCAACCCCAGCCGATCCGTCACCAGCCTGCCGATCACGGGCTGCATGACGTGACCCATCTGGACGCTCTCCACGCCGCTGAGATCGGGACGCTCAGTAAGGCCCAACTTCTGCAGGATCGCCTCACCAGCGCGTCCTGAGGCGGCCAGACGGGTGTCCCCACTCCACCAAGCACCATTGCGGATCTCTGGGGCAAAATCAGCACGATCATTAGCCACGGGACACCTCACGCTCAGGGGAGTCGACAGCGGGTTCAATCTCTTCAAAGAACTGGGCGCCAGGGCCGCAACGCGAGAATGCGCTGGCGTAGTCCGAGGCACGCTGATTGTCACAGTACGAATACTGGGTCTCGCCCGTGACGACGCTGACGATGCCGGTACGCCCGCAACGCGAGAACGCACTGGCCTCCAGGCTATCCAGTTTCGGCACCAGGAAGTGCCGGCAATCAATACAGAATTTCATCTTAGGTCTCCGAGTTAGGTTAGGGATCAAACACTCTTCGGGGGACGCCCTCTACGGGGCTTCTGGATGACGTGTTCCTGGTCATCCGCAGGAGGCTCAGGGTCGGGGATGTTCATCTCGAAAAAGCGCCCATCCGGACCACAGTCCGTATTGAGCGGACCCATACGCTCATCCGCGCATGAGACATACCGGGGCTTCTTAGTGACGAGATCGAGTCGCTCAGTACGCCGGCATTCCAGCGTATCCGGCAGGTAGAGGCGACATTCGATGCAATAGACAGTCATGTTTTTACTCCGAGTCAGGACACTTATAAGCTTATAAGTGTTTCTCTTATACATTGACCTTCTTAAGAAGGTCAATATACGCATATGAAATATCTTATCTTACTCTTACACATATAAGTATCTTACTCTTCCTCTTCCAATACACAGTCGAAGACAAGGATAAGAATAAGTATCTATACTTAGGGCGTGAGAGATGTAACGCCCCCCCTTAGCGGGGGTCGTCACCCTCTCCCCTGGCCAACCGGATACCCAATTCAAGGGCCAGTAGCAGCGCCTCAAGGTCTACGCCGGCGGGTCTCTCGCTGGGTGCCCGCTGTACGGCCCGGAGAACCTCTATACGGGCCTCAATGAGGTTCAGCAGTACTACGTCCTTCATGAGGCGTCCCTCGCCTGAAAAACGATCTCAGGGCGGTCTCGGTAGGCGCGTAGGAAAGCGATGGTGACCCATGGAATGGCAATCCACAGGGGAGCGGCGATAGATACCGTGGTAGTTATTAGGTACCACTGGGGCTTGCGTAGGGGAGTCATGGGGTTTTCCTTTTGGGTTTACGTTTAGCCTTTTTACGACGCTCGCCCGCGTGCGCGTAGTTCGTCGCCTTCCCAGCGGCATACAGTGCCGCATGGTGCGCGTCCCACTGGACAAACAAACACTTCCCGCACACGACGGGGAAAAAATCGACGTCCACGGCACTGATACCGTGAACGTCGCACCGCGTGAGCCAGGTAGTCACGTCGCCCCACTGCACGCGTAGGGATTCGAAAGCGCGGCCATTACCCGCGCCGAGCTGTAACGGGGCACTCACTGGGCAGTCTCTGCCCACGTGCCACGATGACGGTTAGCGAAAGTCTCAGCCGTGAGAGGGCCGCAATTGACCCACGAGCGCGTGACGTTGAAACACCACACAACGCCGTCCGATGCGCGGTAGTAGGCCGCAATATCGTTCCACGTCGCCACGAGTGCGCCAGGGAATGAGTCTTTACTGGTATTAATCGTCATTTTTTGGGGCCATTTCATATAGTTATCTCCGAAAGTTAGGAAAAAAGAGGGCCACAAGCGCCCCGGAGGTTGTGGAATCGTTAAGCAGCTGAAGACATTCGAGCCACGTTCGCCATGACTGCCGTGCCGCCATGCGCTCGGATCACCACGGACCCACGTGTGCCAGTACCGGCACCATTACAGGCTCGGCACGTTTCGCACGTCAGTTTGCGTCCAGCCTCTGCGGATGCCGGACAAATTGCTTCCCGTGGGAGCCTATCAATCTGTCCTGGCAATGCCACCCGAAACGTGCGCCAACCCATCGAATGCGCCCACGATGCGGCCTTAGGCGTATCAGCGGACGCCATGACAAGATGACGGAGATCGGGCCGTGACTGCCATTGGTGCGTGTAGCCTGTATGACCTACGGCCCTACGAATCAGGGTAGACCATACCCAACCTGGTACAGCACCAGGGTCACCATAAGTACCTAACCGGACTAACTGTCTCTCGCCGAATGCTTCGATATCGTCGCACGCATGGTATACACCACGCTTGAAAGCCTTATAGACGCCGGTAGGACCCTGTCCAATATTGACATAGCAAGTACGGCCACGGTTCCGACCGTTTTCGACACGGCCGCGATGCGGGCAGCTGCCGCAGATAGACGAATCGGCGCCACTACGGATAGCGTCAACTGGCGACATGTCCGCGCGTAGGATATACGTTTGCAGCATTCGGCCAGTCTTCGAATTACCGGATTTACGAATGCCGATCACTACGATAGGCGCGCCGTCCAGTAAGGATGCGCCACGCCATAAGATATAGCCGTTAGGTTTTTTCATGTTCCACCACGAGTTAGGATGGTAGTCAGTCACTACCCCATAGCGGCCCATAAGAGCCGCTACAGGCTAGGGACTAGCGAGAGTAAGAAACGAAACGACAGCCGTATTCGTTGATAAGCGCCTCCCCCGTACCGTTAACGCTGGCATAGGCACGCTCAAGCGCAATCTCTTGCGTTTCGCCCGAACCCATGCCGACCTCTTCGAAAGAGTCATCCATATCAACCACAATAATGATATTGATCACGGCTCAGGCCTCCACAGAGTCGGCCAATTGAAGCAGCACGAGTTCACGCGCATCTTCCAGCGTGAGAGGGCGCATACCTTCGTTCTCGCATTGCTCGTCGGTATAGGAGCCGTTTATATCGTTCCAGCACAGCCAATCAATCAACTGTGAGCGAGTAGCAGTCTGTACGTTAATCGTTCTCTGTTCGCGCATGATTATCTCCAGCGAGTTAGGTTAGGACGGAGATAATTATATACGTATAGATTAGCGATGCAAGAAAAATATACGTGATATGTTTTTACCGATAAGTCGAATTAAGTAACGGTTACTTACATACATATAAGTAAGACACCAAGTAAGTAACAGTAACGGTAAGTAATAGTAACTGTACGTAATGATTAACCTAAGTAACAGTTAACCTAAGTAACCGTTAGCATGGGTGATAGTAAGGGTAGGTTACTATCTCCCCTACTTCTACCTAATCCGTATTGTGTACCTACCATGGTATGTACCTATTGATATGTACCATGGTGCATACCGTAAGAACGTCATCGTCACGCATCTTAGCTGCATGACGTATGAGGATTGGCTCGGCATAGGTGCGTCAGCATGATGTACGTCGATCAGCAGCACCCCGCGCCCTGGCATTGGGTCATGGGGGGCTGAGGTGCGTGCCCACCAACCCTTTCCCCCCATAAGTTTTTTCCATTTCTGTCCCTTTGATTAGTATTCTGATATGGTGCATATCCTGATTAGGAGGGATTAGCGTGATTGCTATTGAGAAGGGTGTAGAGGTACCGCGAGTAGGTGCTGTGTATCCGTATGAGGTCATGGAGATAGGAGATAGTTTCCTCGTGCCCAACGGAGTGAGTCAGGTGGTGTGCAATAGCAATTTCCGGATGGGTAGGAAGCTGGGACGTAAGTTCATGTGTCGTCGGGTTGAGGGAGGCATACGGGTATGGAGAATCGGCTGATGCCGCTGCGTTCCGTGGAGGACGTCTGGCGGGAGATGTGTGAGCGTCTGTCCCGGCAGGTGCTGGACGAGCGTGAGCGGCGTATAGAGGCCGAGAGGACGTTGTATCGCCTGCTGAGAGAGGCAGAGGGGTGTGACGTTTGATTTGGAGCAGAACCAGAGGGATCAGGTGGTGCTGCGTGAGTTTAGGGTCAAGTTCCAGAAGGCGGTGAGGTCCGGGGTGAGGGCGAGGACGCCTGAGCAGAAGCGTAGAGTCCTCGAGCGTTGGCGAAAGACGTTTCACCCGTATGATGTCGAGACGCTGATTCTCGTGATGAAGGATCAGAGGGCCACTGAGAAGATCCTGGCATGGAAGGTGAGTGAGTGAAGTTCAATCTCAAGCAGTTCTATGCGTTTTGCTCCCAGTTACGCATCGAGACCAAGGAGCATGGACTCAAGCGCATGGACACGCTCTTGGGCACCCAGACCTATGTGATGGATGAGATTGCATCCGGTCTTGCCGAGGACAAGCATTTTTTCGTGATCCTGAAGGGCCGGCAGCTCGGCATCACGACCATCTCCCTCGCGCTAGACCTGTACTGGCACTTCATCCATGAGGGCTTGCAGGGAACGCTCACGACCGATACGGAAGAGAACCGGGATATGTTCCGCTCGACCCTTGCCATGTACATGGAGGGGTTGCCGAAGGCCTACCGTATCCCGCTGCTTGCTCACAACCGTAACCAACTCTCCTTGCAGAACCGCTCTCGCTTGTTCTATCAGGTGGCAGGGTTGCGTGCTAAGGGGTCTCTGGGACGCGGTAAGGCCATCACCTTCCTGCACGGTACTGAGACCTCATCGTGGGGTGACGAGGAAGGCCTGGCGTCTCTCTTGGCTTCCCTTGCCGAACAGAATCCCAACCGGATGTATATCTTCGAATCCACCGCACGTGGGTTCAATATGTTCCACGATATGTACGTGACCGCACGTAAGGCACGTACTCAGAAGGCCATCTTCTGTGGTTGGTGGCGTAACCAGTTCTACAGTGCCCTGCCGGAGTCCGACATCTACAAGGTCTACTGGGATGGCAAGCTCACGCCTGAAGAACGTGAGTGGACCAAGGACATCAAGAAGCTGTACGACTTCGACATCAACTCCCGGCAGATGGCGTGGTGGCGGTGGAAGCTCTTTGAGGGCATCAAGGACGAAAGCTTGATGATGCAGGAGTTCCCGCCCACGGAGGACTACGCCTTCATCCTGTCGGGTACGTCGTACTTCTCGACCTCACGCTGCACGGATGCGGCGAAGGTTGCGAAAAAACTGAACTACGACTGCTACCGCTACGCCATCGGGGCTAACTTCCAAGACACCGAGGTGCTGAAGTCCACAGAGCGCCTCTGCACCCTGAAAGTGTGGGAAGAGCCGATTGATACGGCTTACTACGTCATTGGCGCAGACCCGGCGTATGGATCTTCCGACTGGGCAGACCGCTTCTGCCTGCAGGTCTTCCGCTGCTATGCGGATGGGTTGGAGCAGGTCGCGGAGTTTGCAACGTCTGAGATGAACACCTACCAGTTTGCGTGGGTGATCGCCCATCTTGCGGGTGCCTACAAGAACAGCACCCTCAACCTTGAGGTCAATGGTCCAGGTCAAGCCGTCATCAACGAGATGCGTAACCTGAAGCGTCAGGCCAATGCGCTGGGCGGCAAGCAGGGCAATAGCCTCATGAACGTCTTGGGGTCGATGTCCAACTACATCTGGCGGCGTAACGATACGATGTCGGGGCCGTCCAACAGCATCGGCTGGCTCACGACCAGTAACTCGAAAGAACGGATGCTCTCGTACTTCAAGGACTACTTCGAGCGTCAGATGCTCACCGTCACGTCCATGGATTTGCTTGACGAGATGAAGACCATTGTGCGCGACGGTGGCACCATCGAGGCGTCCGGGCGCAACAAGGATGATCGCGTCATCGCGGCGGCCTTGGCGGTCGCAGCGTATGCCGAGCAGGTGCAGCCGCGCCTCATCCAGATGCGCCTCACCAAAGAGGTCAGCCGCGCACAAGAGGACAAGACGCCTGAGGAGGTTGCCGTAGGCCGCAACGTGTCGTCCTACCTCAAGGCCATCGGAGTACACCCCGGTGGATGAGGTCATCACTCGCGCAGAACTCATGCAGATCATCCCGAAGTTCTTGAGCGACGAGAACCGGGGTATCAGCATTGACCTCTTTGCCGAACTGGCCGGCGTCGACAAGCGCAGCATCCGTAACGTCTTCGTGACCCGCGAGACGCGTATGACGGAGTACATCCAGCGGCGCATCTCCAAGGCCTACAAGGCGGTCCTCAAAGGCGAGATCGCCGTCATGCAGAACCGCGACCAGACACGCTACGTGTCCTGGCGTCGTGACCCTAAGCCACGCATGAAACGCGAGACCCGCATCACCTTTGAAAACGGTGCCCCTAAACTCAAGATAGGCATCGTCAACCGCCTTGACTACTCCCAACCTGACATCCTGACGAGGAAATAACATGGGCGTCCTGAACGACTACAAGTGCCCCACCCACGGCTATTTTGAGAACACCGAGGCCAAGTGCCTCAAGAAACGCTGCAAGCAGGAAGTGATGCTGGTATTCCTCCAGCCGCCGGCCTACCACAGCGGCTCTACGGCCCGCGTGGACTCGACGCTCAACCAGCTCGCCATGGACTTCAACATGACGAACATCAAGTCCACCCGAGAGGGCGAGAATCAGGCCGGCTATCTCACCCGCAACAACAAGACCCCGACGGCCCCCGTCGAACAGCGGGAAGCGCGACCGGGTGACGCAGCCCTCTGGGGCGGCGGACCGTCCGGCATGAATATGCAGTCCATCTTGGCAGGCCAGTTTGCACGTCCCATCCGCGACGAACCTGTGGGTATCTCCCCGAAAGAGGCCGGCAATTTGACCGGGCCTCGCGTTGCGTCCTACACTGCGGACCATGAGAACTTGAGCGTGAAACCCTAATGCGTATTCCCGCGAACGAGCAAGATCGCGAATTTTTCTATCGCGACATCATTGAGAAATGCCTCGTCTCGCTCAATGAGCGCAAGGGCGACTACACCACGTTGCGGTCCATGTTCCTGTTTGGGGCGGGTACGGATGAACCGCCGGCCCTGTTCAACAAGATCCACCCGCATATCGACCAGCTCACCTCGTTCCTGTACTCGGCTGAAACCACGCGCTTCTCCATTAATGTGGGTGCCGGCGTCCCGAACGAGGAACACGCCAAGATCCCGCGCCTGACCATGGCGCTGAACGACGAGTGGCTGAACTCCAACGCCGATCAGGT